TGTCAAGTCTTTTCTGGACGCCGGTAGGACTCGGGTCCTGTACAGATAAATGTTGACACTGGGGGAGGGGCGGACTAGGCTGCCTCTTGGAGGTGCCCCAACCTATGTCCCACTACTAGAGACCCTGCCTAGACGGAACCCGAGTTCCTGCGGCACGGTCCCGACAGCCCGGCAGCAATGCCGAGTCCCGTGCGGCGGAAAGGTCGTTTGCTGCGCATCGTCGCCTAGGTCCTTTGGCAAGTCAGACAGTCGCGCGGGAAGGAAACATCAATCAAAACAAAAGGACGAAACGCGGCGCGCTCTTTGTGCCGTGTCGCGCCGTTGTGCGGCGTCTGATGAGTCCATGAAAGGAATACGGACATGATGACAAAAGCCCAAGCGACAACAGCGGACATTAGTTCATTGCTCCGCGCGCGCAATCCTCTGCTTTGGATTGTCACTCGAGAGGAATCGAGAGCGGAACGGTATCTCTTTGAAGCTTGCAGCGCGGCTGGATATGTGCCGCGAACATGGGACGTTGCCGGCGGATTGCTTGAAGCTAACGGCAACGGCTTCGACGGCGGCCGCAATATCGCGACAGATCCCGGAGAGGCATTGAATGTCATCTCCCAATTTCCGGCGCGCAATGAGCGCGGCGTCTGGATCATGCGCGATCTACACGATTGGCTGGAAGGTCCGGCGGCGGCGGTAACGCGGCGCGCGTTGCGCAATTTGGTCCGGCAGCTGCCGACTCTGTCGCGTGAAAAGGCGCAAGCGATTATCGTGCTATCGCCTAGCGCGAATCTTCCGCCGGAAATCGCGGCGCATGCGACGGTCATAGATTGGCCGTTGCCGGATCGCGCGGAAATCGCCTCAATTCTTGATGTGTACCTGAATCAATATGGTCCGGACGTCGCGCCGAACGGAACGCGCGACGCCGCGATAGACGCCGCCGTCGGATTGTCCGCAACAGAGGCGGAAGCCTGCTATGCGAAAAGCCTTGTCCAGACCAAGCGAATCGACCCGGCAGCTGTCGCGCGCGAAAAGAAACGAGTCATTGCCCGTGAGCGCGTTCTCGAATGGATCGATCCTTTGTCCGGCGGACTCGACGCGGTCGGCGGACTCGACGGGTTGAAGGCATGGTTAAAGACTCGGTCGGTCGCCTACGGGAAGAAAGCCCGGGAATACGGACTACCGGCGCCCAAAGGAGTCTTCCTTGTCGGAGTCCCTGGCTGCGGCAAAAGCTTAACGGCAAAAGCTATTGCCACGGCGTGGGGAGTTCCGCTCCTTCGATTGGACTTGAATGCTCTCAAGTCCAAATTTGTCGGCGAGTCGGAAGGCAATTTGCGGCGTGCTTTGCAGACAATCGAAGCAATCGGACGATGCGTCGTTTGGTTAGACGAGATCGAAAAGGCGCTGTCCGGCGCGACGCAAGGTGCATCTGATGGCGGCGTTTCATCGGACGCGCTAGGGACGATACTAAGCTGGATGCAAGAACGGTCGGGTGACGCATTTGTTGTTGCCACGGCAAACGACGTCGAATCGCTTCCGCCGGAGTTGTTGCGGAAAGGGCGTTTCGACGAAATGTTTTTCGTCGATACTCCAAACGCAATTGAGCGCGAGTCAGTCATCATGGCGGCACTTGTGTCCCATGGTCGCGTATCCTTTGCGGTCGATACTGCAGCAATCGCGGACGTGACGGATCAATACACGGGTGCGGAAATTGCCGCGCTTGTGCCTGACGCGCTCTATTCGGCATTTGCCGACGGCGCGCGCGAAATCACTACAGCTGATCTGGTCGAGGCGGCAAAGAGCGTTGTGCCGCTCGCAAAGACCGCACGCGAAAAGATCGAACGATTGCGCGCGTGGTCCGCCGGACGCTGTCGACCAGCAACAGACAAGCCCAAAGCCGTTGCGGCGGCGTCTACTGCTTTGCGCGCCGTCGAAATCTAACAGGACGAAATGCGGCGCGCGTTGCGCCGCATCGCGGCGTGCAACGCCGCCTGATGAGTCCATGAAACCGAAAGGAATTCGACCATGACAATCCAGATAACCACGATTCGACCCGGTCGCCTTGTGTCGCTCAAGACGTCCGTCCGGGGCAATGTCTCATACCGCAAGGAAGATATCGACTCGTCGCGCGACGCCGCCGGAGCGCATACGCGATGGCAAACGGAACGCACGATTATCGACCCGACCGAACATGAACGCGCGATTAGGGCCCGCTCGGCGATTTGCAGCCTAATCCGTGGCAAGTGCTCAATTTCGGCTTTCGGATTGCTTTGTCCGAACGAAAAGGTCCCGGATTTGGAAAGCGCCGTGAAAGAGGCCCGCGCCATTGCGGCCGCGTTCAATCAATCCGCCTCTGTTACCCGGATTGAGGTATGCGTTCTTGCTGGCGAAATCTCCGATAACGACGCAGAGGCAACGCGCGCGATCAATTCCGAAATGCGCGATTTGATCGACACGATGCAACAGGGGATCCGCGACCTTGACGTCAAGACAGTGCGCGACGCGGCAAACAAGGCTAAGTCGCTGGGCGCCATGTTGTCGACGGACGCGGCGAATCGGGCACAACAGGCAATCGACACGGCGCGTGAAGTAGCACGCCGCATTGTCAAAGCCGGAGAAACCGCCGCGACCGAAATATCCGAGTCGACGCTAGCGCGGATGGCGGAATGCCGGGCGGCGTTTCTTGACGTTGACTTGCCCGAAACCGAAATCGGGACTCCGATATCCGCTCCCATAGGCGTTGATTTCGAATCCGTGGAGTCGGAACGACTCCCGGAGATCGCGCGCGACCTTCCGTCACTTGATTTTGCGGAGTGATGGCCATGCCTTGCGATACTCAAGTCAAAAAAAACCAAACGCTATCGGAGCGGATGGCAGAAGTCCGGCAGACCGTCGACGCGCTAGCGCGCGCGCTAGCAGCTGGAACGGTCAAAGCCGTGGTCGGCAAGCAAGGTGCAATCGCGTTTGACGGCTTCCCGGACGCGCAACGCAACGGCGTGACAGACGCATGCCTGTATCGCCGCATCATGTCATCCGGGACGGCAATGGCGCGCGCGCGCATTGCGCAAGCGGAACGGCTCTCCGGCCGCTCCGTCGATAAGAGAGTCATCGGGCAAGGAATCCACTCGCACGATGGCGGATCTACTTGGCACCCTAAAGGATAGGACGAAATGCGGCGCGCGTTGCGCCGCATCGCGCCGTGTCGCGGCGCCTGATGAGTCCATGAAAGGGAATCAAAATGTCATACGTTATCGAAGTTGTCGCGGACAACAGCGGAAAATGGTTCCGCAACGGGTTGCGTTTTGCGGACAAGCGGGAAGCCGAGGAATACGGCTTCGCACTGGCATTGCGTTGGATCTTGGTGCGCGATTGGCGAGTCGTCGAATCGACGGACAAGCCTAACCACGGTCAAATCTTTCTAGCGAGCAAAGCCTCATGAGCTTTGACCCGCTCGCTCTCATGTGGGCAATGCCGTTTCTAGGGGTGTGTCTAACCCTCGCCGTCCTTATGGTCGCGGCCGATTGGCCGTTCGATTGATTGCGGCCCATGCCGTGCAACGCGCACGGCATGAACGGCAACAACCAACTGAGCAAACCAACAACCAACAACCAATCAACAACCAATCAACAACCAAACACCCGGCGGCGCCTCAAGAGGCCCCGGCCGGCCCGCCCCTGCCGGGAGGTGACTATTCCCTGGACTTTTTCCGAAGCCCCGGACTTTTCCCCAAGCCCCCGGACTTTTTTCGAAGCCCTGGACTTTTTCCCAAGCCTGTAGCGAAGCCCCGGACTTTTTCCGAAGCCCGGGGACTTTTTTCGAAGCCCTGGACTTTTTTCGAAGCCTGTACTTTTCCCCGATTCCCCCACATAGGCCGAAAAATCCCCAAAAAAAAGTTACCTCACCCGTACACAAATATGTTGACAGCCACCCGCGCGAGTGCAACATACGGGCTGTTCAAACCGATGAAAGGAACACGCAATGCTGGACCTCAGTTTTCATCCCAAGCGGAACGAACCGATGGAAGGCTCCCTGGAGGCCTGCTGTGACAACCGGACATCCTGGATCGACCTCACTCTGAGCAGCGGCGATCGCACACTCACCCTCACGATCTTTTTCAAGGATCGAGCAGATATGCTCGCGTTCGCAGAGACGCTGGCCGAGGATTGCAAAGCCGCCTTGGCCAAATACGCCGAGGACGCGGAAAAGACCGACGAGCACGCGCTTACCACTGCCTGAAGACCGGACCACTGGAAGACATCAACCGGGGCGGCTATGCTGCCCCGGTTTCCTATTGTAGGGGACCGCATGCCTGAGAATTTATCATTCCCGTATCTGCTGATGCTGGGAGCCTTGTCCGTGCTTTTCGTCGTGATCGGTACGGCGGCATGGTGGCCGCTGCTAAAGATATCCTGGCTCTACTGGTTCGGTTAGGCAATGAACGCCGCATTACTCGGACTGCTGCTGCTGCACAGCCCGGACGGGCGGGAGATATACATCCGTCCCGACAGCGTGACGACGGTGCGCGCGGCAGTGTCCGGCCACAAGAACAAGCTGGTGACCGACACCGCCAGATGCGTACTCCACACGACGGACGGTAAATTCAACCCGGTGCGCGAGACCTGCCAAATGGTCCGCGAGCTATTCCAAGGTCAACGATGAGAAGCTACATTCGCACGTCTATGCAATTAGTTTGAAACAGGAGAACCAGAATGCAGCCGTTTCTTGCGCTGATCACACCGCTCGGCACCAGCGGTCATCCGGATCAGGGTCTCCCACAACCACCGCCCAGCATTTGGCCGAGTCCGGGACACCCAGATCAGGGGCTCCCGGTGCCGCCCGGCATCTGGCCAAGCCCGGGACGACCTTCGCACCCGATAGCTCCAGGGGGAAAGCCCCCAGGCATCTGGGGCGGTCCGCCCAGCTACGTCGACATCGGCGGTCCGGCGCCGCAGCCATCCCCCGAGCACCCAATAGTTTTGCCTCCCGGAACTCCGCAGCCGCCGTTGGGCATTTGGTCCGAGCCGATCATCCCGCCGGGGATCTGGGGTGGTCCGCCGCTGCAGATCTGGGGTGATCCGATCTATCCGGCGAAGCCGCCAGAGATCATCGACTGGCACGCGGCTTGGAGCCCAGCTACCGGTTGGATTGTTGTTGGAATTCCCAACGTACCGGCACCAACGCCGTCGAAGTAGCAATCGGACGCGCAAAATGGCTGACCCGGCACCCGTTGATCCATTGGATTCGATTCGAGACCTGATCGCAGCCCTCGACCGCATCGACGACACGCTGCGTCAAGTGGCCGGTCTGCTGCTGGTGCCGGGCCAGCGTTCGATCGTCCAGGTGCAGGATACGCGCCCGGTGATGCCGAAGCTGACCGCCAACCAGTGGCCTTTCCGCAACGGTGACGGATTTCCCACGAGCTAGGGAAAGGTGTTGATCATGAACATCTTTGATCTTTTCAACTTTCGCGATCCGTCGTGGATGTTCATGTCTGGCGACGGTAGTGGCGGCGACGGTGGTGGCGATGGCGGCGGCAACACCGGTGACGGCGGTGGCGACGGTGGTGGCGGCAGCTACGACAGTGGCCACTACGGTGGGAGTTACGGCAGCTACGGCGGCAACACCTACAGCGGCGCCAGCGGCAACTACGGTGGCAACTACGGCCAAAGCTACACCAGCGAGCGCGATATCAGCGCCGCTCGCGATGCCGCGGCTGCCAACGATCCCAGCGGTGAATTCGGTGGCGGTGTTGGTCCCGGCGCTGGCCAAATTGGTAGCACCGAAGGCGGAAACTTTCCCGGCGCCGATACCGGCGGCGCGGAGCAAACGGCGCCGAGCGTGCAGGGCTTCGGCGGTGCGTTCAGTTCACCAGATGGAGCCACCAATTTGGTGGGGCCAGAGGATTTCGGCGATCCAACCACCCCTTGGCCAGGACCGGCGCAAGGACAGGGGCCCCCGACCGAAGCGCCACTGCCGGCGAGGTCTCCACAACAAGCCAGTCAGCAAGGGTTCGATTTAGGTCGACTGCTGGGCATCAGCCCGGCTGCGGCCTCCGAGCAGATCATGCCGCTGGGCAACCCTCCGCAGTCAAACAGGGTGGACGAGACAATTCTTTCCCCTTGGGACCCCGGCGCGCTTTCGATTGCCCCCTATCCCGGCATGAACAATCCGTTCAATTCCAATCCTAATCAGCCGGGCGTCCAATTTGCGGGTAATCCTCTCGACAACATGCTTGCGAATGCTGGGCTGGCGAGAGTGGACCCGAATGCAATCAATCCGACTCCAGCCTCTACGCCGATAGATACTGCAATCAATCCAGTTGCACCTGGAAAAACAGACCGGTTGGCAGCGGACGCAACGCCGATGGACACCCTTAACCAACTCCTCGGGCCGGGCGAAGCATCGGTGCCGACGGTCACTCCAGGCCAATTCGGCTTCGATCCATATGCTCCGCAGACGCAAGTGGCCGATGCCAATGTTCCGCTTCCAACCGCAGATCCTCGGACGCAGGTCGGAGACACCACGTTCGATACGGCGCAATGGCCCGCTGGGCCCATAGGCGCGCCAGTGCAAGGGCAGCAAGGGACGCAAGTCGCGTCACTGAATGACCCATTCCGGATCGGAGCGGCACCCGCACCGCTTGGGCCAAATGATCCCCTGCCAGGAAACGTCGCCCCCGGAAATTACGGCGGTAGCGGTCTTTCCGACATCGCCACTGGTGGATACGCCCAGAACCAAGGTTACCAAGGCTCGTGGATTTCCAATCTGGCGCAGCAGGCGGCGATGCAGCCGGCACCAGCGGCGCCAGCAGCGCCAGCGCCCGCGAGCAGCAGTCCTCCGCCACCGGCCGGTGACTACGGCGACGGTGGCTACGGGCCGGTGGTTTATCCCAACACACCCCCGGCGCCAGCATCAGGCGACACCGGCGACCTCTACGACCTCGGAACGCCGGAAGCATAGTATATTATCCAGGCGATAGAACGGCACCGCATGCGGATTCCACCCGCATTGCGATGCCTAACCACAGCAAGCTGAACAGGAGCAAGCCATGGCTGGCAGATCAAATACTCGCGCTGGAGAGATTTGGAAAGCAATTCCGGGGCACAAGGGATACGAAGTGTCTAATCTGGGGCAAGTCCGGTCGATAGATCGTGAGGTCGTGCAGATCGGCCCATCTGGCGGCGTCATTGGACGCCGCCTTCGTGGTAAAGTTCTCAAACTTATACGCAACGGCAATTATTTGCGGGTTTCATTAGGAGGGGGTGATTGTGGACATAATGTGCACAGTCTAGTCTTGAGGGCCTTTGTTGGTAAATGTCCACCCAGGAAACAGGCGTGTCATAACAATGGAAATCCAGAACACAACAGGCTTGACAATCTTCGCTACGACACTCCACGAGGCAACAGTGCCGACAAATTACTTCACGGAACACAGCACCGAGGTGAGCGACACATCTCGACTAAATTGACTGAAAAAACAGTTAGAGAGATTCGCTGCAGCGACTTGATGGGCACTGTCTTAGCCAAAAAGTACGGCGTCAGCACAAGTCAAATTTGTGATATCAGGAAAGGCAAAAGTTGGACTTGGCTTAAATGACAACGATACGTGCCGCAATTTATGACCTTTTAACCAGCGTTGAGATTGACGCCAAGGAAAGTGGCCGAGGCCGCATCGATCCGTGGCTGTCGCAGCGCATCGTAATTGATGCGGTCGCAAAAGGTCTGAACGAAGGTGTCCATGAATTTGTTGTCTTGAAATGCCGCCAGGTCGCCATCACGACTGTCTGTTCCGTCATCGAGTTGCTGTGGGCCCTGGTCAACCCCGGCGTACAAGGAGCCATCATTGCAGACCGCACCGACAATCTGGAACGGCTTCGGCGCATTTTTGCATCGCTGCTGGAGACGCTTCCGCCGGAGTGGCGCGGGCCGGACCACCGACTCGTACAAAACAATCGGAATGGACTGGCATTTGCCAATCGTAGCGTTATTGATCTACTTGCTGCTGGGAGTAATCCTGATCTTGGTGCTTCCCGCGCATTGAACATGATGCATGCCACCGAGTGCGCGCAATGGCGCAGCTTGGCCGGCGTGGAATCGCTCAAGGCATCGCTGGCGAGAATCAATCCAAACAGACTGTAC